AAGAACTCGTTCACCTCGTCGATCAGCACCAGCTTGATCGGCTTGCTCTCGTCGATGATGCCCTTGGTGTCGTCGATGTTGTCGGAGCCGGTGAAGTATATCGTGTTCCCGTTCTCCAGAAACGTGATCTCCATCGGGCTCACGGTGATCTTGAAGAGCCGCTCGTCCAGGCCCAGCCGCTTGATGGCCCTCTTTATTTCCTTGTAGACCGTCTTCCGGAGCTTGTTGTGGCGCTTCCGGATGACGACGGCGCTGCCGTCGATGTCCTGCACGATCTTAAAGACGGTCTCGATGGCCGCCTCGCTGGACTTGGTCCCAGCTCTTCCTGATGTCAGGATCTTGTGAGTGTGCTCGTCATCGTTGAACACGTCCCAGAACTTCTCAATAATCAGATCACTGATCCGGATCTGGCTGTCGCTTTGTGTCATTGATGATCGTCACCTTCTTCACCTCTCCAGAGCCGCTCCCGAGTTTTGCCCTCAGCAGCTCCAGGCGAAGCCGTTGCTCCTCTGTGGCAGCCTCACCGGCAGCTCTCAGCATATCGTCGTATTGTTTGATCAGCCCCCGGAGGGAGTCCATCGCCCGGGCCTGGGCCTTCATGAAGTTGGCCTGCTTATCCCATGCCTCCTGGACCTCCCAGCGCTCGCCGATGACGTTGCCGTCTTTCTCCTCAACCTTCTCGACCGTCTTGTCGTTCTGATCTTTGACATAGGCGATCTTCTGGGCTCTCACGATGGCCGCAAAGGCCAGCTGTATCTGAGCCCAGAGAAGATCCAGGGGAGAGGAGTCAGCGGTCAGGCCGACCAGCTCCAGCGTCTCCTCCGGCAGATAGCGGGAGAAGAAGCCGAACTTCTCCGCGTGCTTATTCCCAGGGGGCCCGGTGGCGTTTTTGTTCCCGGGCTGGCCGCCGCGTTTCCGAGCGTTCGGTTTTTTCTTTCCCGAACGCTCGCTTTTTTCTCCGTCCCATTTATAGGTACACTTCCAGCGGCGGACGGTTCCCTCTGGAAGATCCAGCTTTTTCGCGATGTCGACGAGTTTGAGGCCCTGCCGGTAGAGCGCCAGGGCTTCGTCCGCCTTCGCGTTCTTCGCCTTGGGCACGACCTCACCACCTCCGCTATTCGTCGTTTTGGTGGCCATGAAAAAGAGCAGGCGGTCCTTCGCCTGCTCTCATCATTCCACGCTATCATAATAGCACATTTATTTTTGCAATGTTCGCCGACTTTTCAAAAGTCCTCCAGCGCTCGCTCGTTTTCTTCCCGGATCCGGCTGCTGGCGATCTCAAAATACTGATCAGACAGCTCCATCCCGATAAAAGACCTCCCGGTCCTGACAGCCGCGACGCCGGTGCTGCCGGATCCCATGAAGGCGTCCAGGACAGTGCCTCCCGGGGGACAGATGGCCAGAAGCCTCTCCAGGAGCTCGACCGGCTTCTCCGTCTGATGGAAGCGCTGCTTCGGGTTCACCATCGGGACATGATAGACGCCCGGCATGGCCTTGATGCCTTTGGCAGCCTTCCAGTCGATAGGGAGGTCGCCGTTGGAGCACCAGACCACATATTCGCAATCGTTCCGGAAGCGCCCCGGCTGGTTTCTGCTGGTGCCTTTGTCCCACACGATGACGCCCCGCCATACCCAGCCCGCCATCTGGACGGCGTCGGTCATTGCTGGGAGGTTCCTCCAGTCCACGAAGATCTCCAGGATCCCGCCCTCCCGAGTTTTCTGCCTCAGCTCGCTGCACACCCATCGCATGAAGGCCGTGAAGCTCCGCTGGTCCATGTTGTCACCGGAGAACGCTGGCAGCCTTGCGGCGCCGTCAAAGTCCCGGTCGGTGTACTTGGCGGTAGTGTTGGCTTTTCGGTCGCCTGCATGAGTACCGCCGCTGGAGTAGGGAGGGTCGCAAAGCACCAGGTCGACGCTGCCAGGCTCCACCTCCTTCATAAGCGTGAGACAGTCCCCATGTAAAAGCTGGATCACGATAACACCTCCCCCAGATGGATGACGCCCTGCTTCCTGAAATAGTAGGCCCTCCGTGGGCTGTAATTGATCAGCGCCGCCACCTTCTTCATAGACACTCGGCCTATGTAGAACTCCGTGAGGACGGTCTTCTCATTATCGTCAGGAAGCTGCTCGATCGCCTCGCCGATCTCGATGATCAGCATGGCCTTCTCCTGCATCAGCACCTCGATCTGGTGCTCCAGCTCGTCTACTTTGGCCATGATCTCCGGGAGCTTGTCCCTCGGTGAGGTCTGGACCTTGTCGAGGTCGTACCGGATCGCGCCCGGCAGCAGGCAGCTCCTCAGCTCTTCACACCGGAGCTGCTTCCGCTTGATGGCGTACTCCGTTTTCCGGATCCGCATAAGATAATCATAAGTCGCCTGCAGGTCCATGGTCATCACCTCCTCCCAGAAGACTGTCCAGAGAGACGACGATCTTGTCGGTCCCCAGGGCGAAGCCCAGCTCTCTGTTGGCGCCCCGGGAGCCCTCCCAGTCGGGAAGCTGCACCAGGACGTCAGCCTTGGCCAGCAGCGCCAGATCTATGTCCAGGAAGTCCTCATAACTGGCGCCCTCGTGTAGCACCCCGATCATCTCAGCGGGATTGATGACCTTGTAGCCCATCGCTGCCAGTCTGCCCCTAGCCGTTCTGAAGATCTCCTGATAGTTGTCCACGCCCGTGATCGGGCCGCTTAGATATAAAATCATGCTTCTTTCCATTCCTTCGCTCCTTTCTCATTATTCGCCCGATCGCCAGGTCAGCGGTCGGGTCGCTGTAGCCTTCCCTGTTCATCTCTGGCGCTTCTCTTTCAGTGCCGCCAGGAGTGCGGCCTGGCTCGTGTCTTTATGCTGTAGGGCCTGCATGGCCTCTTCGTCGACCGTGCCCTCGGCGATCAGGTGGTGGATGATGACCGGCTTCTCCTGGCCCTGCCGGTAGAGGCGGGCGTTGGCCTGCTGGTAGAGCTCCAGGCTCCAGGTCAGGCCATACCAGACGATCACGTGGCCACCCTCCTGGAGGTTCAGCCCATAGCCGACGCTGGCCGGATGCGCCAGGAGCACCTGGACCTTCCCGGCGTTCCAGTCCGCTATGTCCTGGGCCGTATTCAGGATCCTGGCGTCTTTGATCTTGCCCTGGATGGCCGCGAGGTCGTGTTTGTAGCTGTAGAAGACCAGGACCGGCCCATCCGTTGTGTCGATGATCTCGGCCAGGGCCTCCAACTTTGCGTCATGGATCCGGACGATGCTGCCGTCGACGGAGTAGACGCTGCCGTTGGCTATCTGGAGGAGCTTGGTCATGACCGCCGCCGCGTTCAGGGCCGCGATGTCCTCGTCCTCGATCTGGAGGAGCTGCTCGGACTCCATCGTTTTGTAGGCCCGCATCTCGGCGGGGGAGAGCTGCACCGGGATGATGTTGTCGATCCGCTCCGGCAGCTTCAGGTAGTCCGCCGCGCTCATGCTGATGCAGATGTCGCTGATCTTGGCCTCGATCTCTTTTTGTGCGTTCCGGTAGGGCTCCCACTTGTAAACGACGTAACCGTTCCGGGCCCCCGGCCGGAAATACTTTTCCCGATAGGCCCCCAGTGTCTTCCCCAGGCGCTCGCCCTGGTCCAGGAGGTACACCTCAGCCCATAGGTCCATCATGCCGTTGGGGCTTGGTGTACCGGTCAGCCCGACGACCCTCTTCACCAGCGGGATGACCTTCCGGAGGGCCCGGAAGCGCTTAGCCTGGGGGTTCTTGAAGCTGGAGAGCTCGTCGATCACGATCATGTCAAAGGGCCATCCCTTCCGGAGTCCCTGATAATACTCAGTCAGCCAGATCACGTTGTCGCGGCCGATCACATAGATGTCGGCCTCTGCCTTCAGCGCCCGGACCCGCTGCTGTTCGTTTCCCAAAACCTTCGAGATCCTCAGGTCTTTGAGGTGGTCCCACTTTGCGTGCTCCCTGGTCCAGGTGTCTTCGGCCACACGCTTCGGCGCTATGACCAGGACGCGGGAGACCTCGAAGCGGTCAAACATGAGCTCCTGGATCGCGGTCATCGTGATGACTGTCTTGCCCAGGCCCATGTCCAGGAAAAGGCCGATCCTCGGGATGTCGATCACCAGCTGGGTCGCTCGTTTTTGATAATCATGTGCTTGATACTGCATTTTGCACCTCCATCCTATAGCAGACCGTCCTGCTCGTCTCTCAGAGTTTCGATGAAGACCCTGGCGCTTATCATACCTTTGACCACTATGGCCGGGACGTCTCTCTTTTTGAGCTGCTCAATTTGCCACTCCTGGATGGCCGTCGTCCGTCCCTTGCTGGTCTTCAGCTCCACAAACCAGACGTGGCCCCCTGGCATGATAGCGATCCGGTCAGGCACTCCATCGTTGCCGGGGCTCACGAACTTCATAAATAAACCGCCCATTTCCTCGACTTGGGCCTTCAGATATTTTTCAATGTCGCGTTCTCTTTCAATGTTTTTCCTCCTTTGGTGCTCTGGTAACAAGAGCCCGAAACTTTTCTATATACGCCTATACGCGGGGGCGCTTTTCGCGGGTTTTATGCG